CGCAAAAAGAGTTGGGTATGATTGTTATATGATATTTGTTGATACGACTCTAGATGTTGCCTTAGAGAGAAATAGAATACGAGAAAGAAAAGTATCAGAACCAGTTGTAGTTAAAAACTGGAAAGGTGTTCAGGCAAATAGAGATAGATTTAAAAGATTATTTGGTAATCCTAATATGAAAATTGTTACCAACAATAAAAACAATGATAAAGAAACTAATGCTCAAATTTATAAAAATATTAGAGCGTTATTAAATCAACCATTGAAAAGTTGGCAGGCGAAAGCGTGGATACAAAAAGAATTACAAGCAAAAAAGAGACCATGACAGGTAAGATACTACAATTCCCAAGAACAGAATATTTAAAGAACATTAATAAAAGACCTAAGTTAACTGAAGAAGAGATTAACAAGGTATCATTAATGAATGCTAAAAGAAATGCTGATACATTGTCAGAAAGTTTGGCAATAGATATTCTTACAGTATTACAGGAACAAATAGTTGATATGCAAAGAGCCGAGTTTATTGCAGATTTGGCTGTTATAATAGAACTATTAAAATCCACATTATATAGGGAACACGATTTACCACACCCTATACAAGAAATTATTGCTAAAATAGCAACTGTAAAAGTAATGCCAAATGGCGAAAAGGTTACAGAACTGAATTATAGACCAGTTTTGAAGCCAGAAGAGAACGATATTGATATAGAATTTATCCCAGAAACGGATTAATTCTTATAAATAATACTATTGAAAACTTAAAACTTAAATGAAAGTTTAATCTGTTAAGGAGATAAAAAATGCAAAGTACAGATGATATACTAGGTGTCAACAGACTACCTAACGAAAATACCAAAAAAATAATGGCAAAGAAACTTGAGACTGACACAGGTCAGGTTACTCTATTGAGCGAGATATGCTTGAAAGTAAACAATGCTAAAGATAAATCAAAGAAACTTAGAGTACTAAGAGAAAATGATTGTCAACCATTGAGGCAAGTTTTAAAAGGTGCATTTTCACCTGCTATTGAATGGGATTTACCTATGGGTGATGTTCCATATACACCAAATGACGCCCCTATTGGCACAGAGCATACTGCTCTTATGCAAGAGGCAAGAACTTTATTTAGATTTGTTAAAGGCGGAGATTCTACAATTACCAGAAATAAACGAGAGACTATGTTTATTCAAATGCTCGAGGGATTGTGTGCCGAAGAAGCAGAATTTTTAATAAATGTCGTAAATAAGAAACTGAATAAAGTCTATAAAGGGCTTACAGCGAATCTAGTGAAAGACGCTTTTCATTGGGACGATAATTTTATGCAAAAACAGCCATCTTATCCAGTATAATTTCGCAGTTTTTCAATAGGATTAATGCTTGCAGTACCAATCTTTTTATGATATACTATAAATAGTTATTCAGAATCATAGAAAGGTGGGTACTAATGGCAAGATACAAGAAACTGGCAACAGTCTTAGAAGAGGTTAACTATAAAAAGGCTTATAAACCGACAAAGAAGAATGCTGTATTAATGTTTAATGTATTAAACCATGCCATATTCAATGGCAAATTAGATGTACCCAAGATCAATATAAGAAAACTAAGAGGTGCTTTTGGTGAGTATTGTTATGACACTAAGAAACCTGATTATGAAGAAATTACTGTAACCACAGAATTTAAAAATCTAAGACATTTCTTAATAGTCTTAGGCCATGAAATGGTACACCACTACCAATATTCTATACAAGGCGATACTGCCAATCACAATCAAAAATTTTACAGATGGAGAAACAAATTTAATAAAATGGGACTTGAACTAGGCAGAACTGCCTAATATTATATTATGACTGTATTAAATTTAGCGGAAAAGAAACTTATCCGTAAGATCCTAGATAATAGAAGAGCACTACATAAGACACCTAAAAGAAAAATGGAAGGTGGTAATAAAGAGTGCAAAGAATATGAAGCAGCACTTAGCCTGTTCATAAAAGGTATAATTAAAATTTCACGAAAAGTTGATGTTGATAATGAAGGTCCTCTAAACGAGGCTACTGAAATTTGGTATGAATGTAAACCGTGGAAGACTAAAAGAGAATTAAGGAGATTTATATGAGACAAAATCTAACTAGTGCTTTAATAGCCGTAATTTTAACAACAATAACATTTTATAGTTTAAATTATTCTTATAAAAATGTTGAAGTGGTAGAACCTATTGAGATAGAAACACCAACAGTTGATGATGGATTTATAGAAGATATACGAAGTGTATTAGAAGAACCTGATATAAACGCTAATACAAATAAAGAATTTGTTATGTCATTGAATAGTTGTATCGACCATGTTTATCAATCTATATCCGAAGATTACCAACTACCTAAAGAAATGATAGTTGCACAGGCAGTCTTAGAGTCTGGCTGGGGACAATCTAGGTTTGCTAACGAGGCAAACAATCTATTTGGTATAAGAACTTTTGATAAATCAGATAACTGGATGTTACCTGAAACAAAGAAAGACTGGACAGGCTGGGGTGTAAAAGTATATTCTAGTAAATGTGCCAGTGTACGAGACTATGTTCGTATCATTAATGAGGTATGGGCATACGAAGAACTAAGAATGGCTAGGGCAAACAACCCTAACATAACTGCTGAAGAGTTATCATTACATTTATACCGCTTTTCTACAAACCCTAAATATACCAAGTTAGTGATTAATATTATAAAGACTAAACTTGGAGAATATGACTTATCTTGATAATGTACACGGTATAATAATAGGCGGTATACAGAATTTTATAGCAGATGAAGTGGTCTATGACCGCTATGGCAATTTAGTACATACAACAGAATTACAAAAAGATAGAGAACATAAGTCTGGTATCGCCAGATCACATGGTGCCCATAAGATAGCTTCCTTTTTAAGGGAGTATGGGGCTGATGTTGAGGTTTTAGATTTCGCATTTGCTTGGACTTTTGAAGAACTAAAAGATATATGGAAGTCCAGATATCATAGTAAGACTCTTTTCTTTTGTGTATCAACAGTTTTTAAGTGTTCTGGAGCTCCAGTATGGATGTTTGTAGAATGGTTAAGAGAAAATTATCCCCATATTCATATATTAGGTGGTACTCAATCACTAGATAAAATATTACCCTACAAGCTAGATTGGTATGTATTTGGGTATGGCGAGTACGCTATGCTTGAATTAGTTAAAGCCTTAAAAGATAATACTACTAGTAAAATAAAGTATATACCAGTAGGTGAGAAAAAAGTTATCAATGCTCAAAAAGACTATCCTGCATTTCCTAAAAAGAACCTATCAATGTCATATGAAGATAGAGATTTTATTAAGAGTTGGGAGTTATTACCATTAGAGTTGTCTAGAGGCTGCATATTTCAATGTGCTTTCTGTTCGTATCCTATTTTAGGTGTTAGGGATGACCATAGTAGGGATGAAAATAACCTATATGATGAACTATTAGAAAACTATGAACGCTGGGGAATAACCTATTACAATTTATCAGATGAAACCGTAAACGATTACCATGAAAAGTTAGAGAGATATGCTAAAGTAATAAAAAAATTACCATTCAAACTTAGATTAGGTGGATATGCTAGAGCTGATATATTAGTTGCTAGAAAGAAGTCTTGGGAGACATATATTGAAATGGGATTTATGAACCACTTTTACGGTGTTGAGTCTTTACATCATCCATCTGCTAAGTCAGTAGGCAAAGGTGTGGATTCTGGTAGATTAAAGGAAGGATTATTAGAGTGGAAAGAGTATGCTTATAAAAATAATGATTTCTATGCTGGGTATATAAGTCTTATTGCTGGGTTGCCTAACGAAACAATAGATACTCTTAATGATGGAGTTGCCTGGTTAAAAAAACATTGGAGAGATAATTATGCTGCCATGGGATATTTAACAATAAATTTGCCTGATTATGGCAATCAATATGTTGAATTAGTTAAGAGTATGGATGATATGTCTTTGATAGAAAAGGATCCTGAAAAATATGGTTATACTATAAACAAAGATATTATTAAATCTCAACATTCATCTTTAGAAACGGGAGTGGGTCTTAATGGCCAATATGATAAACAGGAATTAATTAAAAGATTTGATGTTGACTGGACAAACAATATGGGGTTAACTAAGAATGAGGTAACCGAATGGCTTAGAGATAATGATACAGCAATTATCTGTAAAGGTACAGTTCCTCCTTGGTCATTCGGAGAATTTTTAGTAGATACAGAAAAATTTAATTATACAGATATGGCATTAAAAACTGATAAGAGATATGATTTAGGACTTCTAGAACATTATCATATATCAGAATTTGATTTTACAGCAAAAGATAGTGTGTATGCTAAAGGAAATAAGACTGACTCACTTGGAGAGTATGTACAAAAATTTAGTAAAATTGTAGATCAAGTAAAAATAATGTCTAGGAAAAATTCTCAAGTTGATGGTATTACATTTACTAGTGCTGGCTTACCTCTAGATAAAGAAAAGAATACTGCAAGAATAGATTTTATTAAACAATACAAAGTAGATAAATTAAATGCTTAATGATGTACACGGTATTATAATAGGCGGAATTCAAAATTATGTAGAAGATGAATGTACCTATGATGAAAACGATAACCTCATACAATTAACAGAGCCTGCAATCTCAAAAGCAAGAGACCTATCTTTAGGTATTATGAGAGCTCACGGTGCTCATAAAATAGCATCCTTTTTAAGAGAGCAAGGTGCTGATGTAGAAGTCGTTGATTATGCATTTACTTGGCAACTAGAAGAATTAAAAGACCTATGGAAATCTAGATATCATTCTAAAACACTTTTTCTTAGTATCTCAACCACATTTAGACAATCCTCACTATATATCTGGCAATTTGTTGAATGGGTAAGAGAGAAATACCCACACATACACATAATAGGCGGTACTCAATCACTAGATAAATTATTACCTTATAAATTAGATTGGTATATATTTGGGTATGGTGAATATGCTATGCTTGAATTAGTTAAAGCCTTAAAAGATGATACAACAGGCAAGTTAAAGTATTATCAAGTAGGTAATAAGAAAATATTTAATTGTCAAAAACACTACCCTGCTTTTCCTAAAAAAGAGGTATCAATATCTTATGAAGATAGAGACTTTATAGAATCTTGGGAAGTTTTACCAATAGAGGCAGCCAGAGGTTGCATATTTCAATGTGCCTTTTGTAATTTTCCTATATTAGGAGTTAGAGAAGATCATAGTAGGGATGAAGAGGACTTTTATAATGAATTAAAAGAAAACTATGACCGCTGGGGAACTGAACATTATGTATTTTCAGATGAAACAGTAAATGATTATCACGAAAAGTTAGAGAGATATGCTAGTGTAATTAAAAGATTACCTTTTAAGCCTAGGTTTGGTGGTTTTGCTAGAGGCGATCTAATTGCAGGCAGAAAGAAATCTTGGGATACTTATATAGAACTAGGATTTATGGGCCACTTTTACGGCATAGAATCTATGCATAGGCCTGCTGCTAAAGCAATAGGAAAAGGAATGGAGGTTGGTAGATTACAAGATGGACTATTAGAGTTTAAAGAATATGCTTTGAAGAACCACGATTACTATGCAGGATATATAAGTCTGATTGCTGGTTTACCTAATGAAACATTTGAAACATTAGATAACACTTATGATTGGTTAATGAAAAACTGGAAAGACAACTTCTCTACTATATCACCTTTAGGTTTACCAGCACCAGTATTTACAGGAGACCACGCTTACATTGAGCAAGAAATGAATGCTTTTTCTTTAATACAAAAAGACCCAAGTAAATATGGATATAAAGTAATAGAGAAAGATTATGGGCCAGGTTCACAAATGGAGTGGATAAGTAATACAGGTATGACCACACAATCAGCAAGTGAATGGGTGTTGAGTAAAGGTTTACCTCTAACATTTGGATCAATACCTCCTTGGGTTGTGCCTGAATATATGATTGATCCCGATATTGATTATGTAGATATGATGGTCAAAACACCTAAAATGAAAACTTTAAATTTTCTGGAGTTATTTTCAAGAAGAACATTTTTAAATTATCAAAATGACGGTGCCACTTATAAAAGTAATTTAAATAGTACAAACAAAGAAGTTGATAATGTAGTATTCTCTAGTGGTGGTCAACATTTCAAAGATCAATTAGATCAATATAAAATTAATTTTATATCAAGGTATAAGAGAGAGAAACTAAATGCTTAATAATATACACGGTATAATTATAGGCGGAACTCAAAACTTTGTAGGGGATGAATGTGTACACGATTATAATGGCAACATAATAAATTTAGTACAACCTGCTCATTCAAGAGAACTGTATGTGGGTATGATTAGAGCTCATGGTGCTCATAAGATCGCTAGTTTTTTAAGACATCACGGAGCTGATATAGAAGTTGTTGATTATGCATTTACTTGGCAACTAGAAGAATTAAAAGACTTATGGAAATCTAGGTATCATAGTAATACTTTATTTTTATGTATATCAACCATCTTTAGGCAATCATCATTATACCTATGGCAATTTGTAGAGTGGATTAGACAAAACTATCCACACATACACATAATAGGAGGCACACAATCAATAGACAAAATATTACCATACAATTTAGACTGGTATGTTTATGGGTATGGTGAATATGGGATGTTAGAATTAATAAAATGTTTGAAAGATGATACACCAAGTAAAATAGAACATTACAAAGTAGGCAAAAGAAAGATTATTAATTGTCAAAAGCATTACCCTGCTTTTCCTAAAAAAGAATTATCAATATCATATCAAGATAGAGACTTTGTAAAAAGTTGGGAAGTATTGCCTATGGAGTTATCTAGAGGCTGTATATTTGAATGTGCCTTTTGCTCTTATCCTATTTTAGGTGTTAGGGATGACCATAGTAGGGATGAAAATGATTTATATAAAGAAATGTTAGAAAATTACGAGAGGTGGGGAACTGAGCATTACCTATTATCAGATGAAACAGTAAATGACTATCACGAAAAATTAGTCAGGTACGCTAGTGTAATTAAGAAACTACCATTTCAACCTAAGATGGGAGGTTATGCAAGAGGTGATCTAATTGCAGGCAGAAAGAAATCTTGGGATACATATATTGAAATGGGATTTATGAATCAGTTTTATGGTATTGAATCTCTACATCACCCAGCCGCAAAGGCTGTAGGTAAGGGTATGGAAATAGGTAAACTTAAAGATGGTCTTTTAGAATTTAAAGAGTATGCATATAAGAATAATGGTTTCTTTGCAGGTTATATTAGTCTTATTGCTGGGTTACCTAATGAAACATATGAAACTTTAGATGAGGGTAGAAAATGGTTAACTGAAAACTGGCAAGATAATTATTCTGCTATAGGTATTTTAGCTCTAAATATGCCTGTGTATCAAGGTAAATATAAACATATAGCAGACGAACTTGCTAACTTATCTCTTATCGAAAAAGATCCAAAAAAGTATGGATATAAAATATTAAATCAAATTGATAAAAAAGGTCTATGGCAAACAGATGACATACAAGAATCATATTACAATGACGCTCTACATTATAATACTCCTGAAGGTAAAGAAGATGAAACACCTAAAAGAATACCTATGAGTTGGATAAATAATAGGGGTATGACAACTAAAGGTGCTGGTGATTGGGTAAAAAAGAATAATCCTGTAGGTGCAAAAGGTACAATACCTACTTGGTCGATTGCTGATTTTATGCAAGATCCTGATATCAAATGGGAAGATATGATGTTAAATAATGATAACAAAGCAGTATTTGGTAACAGTAATAATACACCAGAAATTGGCGGTATTCAATTTACAAGTTCTAGTAAAGAACTAGCACAAAGGCCAGGCAAAATTAAAACGCAAGTCATAAAAAAATATAGGAATGATAAGATAAATGCCTAATGTATATTTACAGAAAGATTTAGGAATGATCGGTGACTTATTACATAGTTATCGAAAAGATTTAAGAAAAGAATTTTTAAATAGTACAAAAGAATTTTTATCTGAAGATTATTTTACTCAATCTATACACGAGCAAAAAGAAAAAATGAAACATATGAACCACATTAATAATAAAAAAGTTGATTATAGTAAGTCTCCTAATGAAAATTATTATGGTCTTATAAAGAAAGTTATGAATCAAATTAAAACTAATAAATGGTGGGATAAAACTGATTATACTGATCATATGTTTGAAATAGGTGCCTGGAAACAATTACCTATAATGTATAATAAAACTTGGGTCGCAAGAGGTAATGTTGATAGAAAAGTTGAAATTGAAGGTACAACTTTTGGTACAACAGGAGCTTATGAAAACTGTAAACAAAATTATCCTAAAACAACCGAATTGATAACAAAGATAAGAAATCATTATGGTGCTGATAGTGTAAATAAAGCAACATTTTCTTTATTGACAGCTGATAGTAGAATACCTGTTCATACAGGTATTGAAAACAAAAAATCTGAATATGTTAGGTGCCATGTGCCAGTAATAGTTCCTAAACATACAAGAGAAGAATTATTTTTAGAAGTCGGAGGCGATAGAGTTTATTGGTCTGAAACTTGGGGATTTGATAATCAGACATATCATACAGCAACAAATAAAACACCATATCACCGTTTGATATTTTTAATAGATATATCTAGAAAAGCATTAAGTTTACCTGTAAAGACAAAAGTAGCTTTACCATTTATAAAAAGACTAGGTAGAATAATTTTAAAAAAAGGAGTAGATTTAAATTGAGAATACTTACAACAATATTAACAAGTCGAGATATACAAAAATTTCAAAGGTGTCTTGAAAGTGTTTTACCACAAACAGATTGTGTTGTGGTGTGTAATACTTTAGATACAGAATACAGCAGACAGGTAGAGGAACATTGTAAAGACAAATCTGTAAAACTTATTCATACAACATCTAATGGCTGGCCAAGTATGGGTAAACAATCAGTATTAGATCACTTCAATAAAACTGATTATGATTATCTATTTCTCATAGAGGGAGATGATTTTATATATCCTACTACACTAGAAGTCTTAAATCATATGGTTGAGAAACACCATCCAATAGATATTATGGCATTAATTAATCAAGAGGTATTAATGGGCGAACTTATGAGAATGAGAGATTGGAGAACTTCTAAGTTATTTGATGACCGAATGAGACCTGCATTAGAGCAGTTACCAGTAGATACTGTAAGATCATTTTTAAATAATACACAAACTGCTATTGACATTACCGAAGATGGTATAAATCGAATAGTTTTATATTCTAAGAAAGGTGCTCAGATTAAGTATGATACCAATATAAAGAGTGGTGATGATTTTGTATTTGGTTGTGAAGCCAGAGTGCTACACGAAAAAGGTGATATTCGGATGTATCTAACAAACTGCTCTGAACTATATGTGTACGATCAAAACGACAGAACTGGTTTTGCAGTACCAGAGAAATTGGCAGATATTGGTAAGTATATAATTCCAGATGAATTTAAAAGCTTGACAGATACGCTAGGACCTGATATAATAGAAGTATCATACAGACTTACATATGACGAGAGAAAAAAATACATTAAAAAGACAGCGAATAGCAAGACTATCTTTGGCACGAAGTAAAGCAAAAGATCCTGATATGAAAAGAATATGGGGAAACAAGATAGACGAACTTAAACACTACGGCGATGATCCCAAATGGACTGAGCATTGGTCTAGAGTTTTTAGGAAAATGAAATAATGAATGTTTTTTACCTACACGAAGATCCAAAGATATGTGCTGAAATGCATATTGACAGACATTGTGTTAAAATGATTATCGAGTATGCTCAGTTGATGTCAACAGCACATAGAATGCTTGATGGTTTAGAATATGAAGGTAGAAGTAAGAATGGTAGAAAGATTAAAAGATGGCTGTGTACTGAAATTTCTCAAGAGCAAACATTATACAAAGCAAGCCATATAAACCATCCAAGCGCTGTATGGGTAAGAGAGAATGCTTACAATTACTGGTGGTTGTATCAGATGTGGTCGCACCTATGTGATGAATACACATATAGATATGGCAAAATACATTTAACAGATAGTAAGTTGAGAAAACTTTTGAGAAACCCACCTAAGAACATACCTTTGGCTGCTAAGTTTACAGAACCACCACAAGCCATGCCAGATGATGTTAAAGTATTAAATGATTCAATAACTGCATACAGACAATATTACATAAAACATAAGAAAGGATTTGCAACATGGAAAAAAGATCGAAAGCCAGAGTGGTATAATGGGTAAACATTTAAAGACTTCAATGGATCACAAAGTCATTGATTATCTGGCGATAGAACTATTTAAGGCAGACCCGGATAATGCGGTACTAAATACCTTTATGAATATGAAAAACGAAGAAGGATTCTATATAGTAAAAACGATAGATGAATTTAAGAAAACAGGCAAACACCCTGACCACTACAATACAGACGGTACTTGGAAATACCCAAATGGTAAAATATCATTTGAAGAATTTAAATCATAATGCCTATATACACATTTAGAGATAAAAAGACTGGTGAAGAGTGGGAAGACCTAATGACCATTTCTGAAATGGAAGAATTCACAAAGAAACGAAATATAGAACTAGTACCTACAAGTGTAGGCATAGTTAGTAGTGTAGGTCAATTAGATAGTAAGATAGATGATGGGTTCAAAGAAGTCTTAGGTAAGATATCAGACGCACATCCACACTCTGCCCTTGCAGATAGATACAGAAAACGAGGGGCAAAAGAGGCAAAAGGTAAGGCTGCACTTGATAAGATCAAAAGGAAGTATGGGGATAGCCTTGTCAAACCTTCTTAAATACATAAATAGTACTGTGTTGCTGTCGAGTACATTTACAACACCGTGCTATTGCACATAAGAAGTTGAGTAAGTCAATCCGACAATGCAACATCCGGGGCGAGTAGGGCACCGGACAGGCGATTATAAGACTACTCGC